AGTAAATCACCCCATTGGGATATATCGGTTATCTTAGCTTTATCGCCACCGTCATTGAATCTCCAGCCGTTAATAACACCGTCTATTTTAACTTTATAAGTTCCTGCAATAGGGTAGGTATGAGTTACTTCTGCTTGGTCGTATGCAGTTATCTTAGAGCTTGAGCCATCTCCCCAGTTAATACCAAAATCATAAGTTCCACCAGCTTCTAAGGGAAGTGTAATCTGGGTAGATCCACTCGTTCCTGCGTTATCTGTTTTCCAAGTTGATACGAATGTGTCTTCATTGCTAATTGCTATTTCAGCAGAAGTATTGTCTATTGCAACATTACTCGAAGTATTATCTATTTTAATATTACCTGCCATCATAACCACCTATTAAGAGCATTATTATTAATTGTTTCATATTATATCTCCTTTAATTAAGTGGTATATATTCGTACCATTCAAGGTCTAAAATAACCTGTGAATCAGCATATGTTTGAACCGCAATAATATACTTAGTATCAGCCGCTAAAACAAACTCTGATTGCCCTCTTGAAGAACCAGAACTTATAGTTTTTCCACTAACACCTGTTGCACCTGCTTGCTCAATTTCCAGTGTTACTGCACCATCAGTAGAGCCACCAGTATAATCTCTATCAACTAATATTGTTGCTTCTGTAGCTGCTAAAACCCTATTTCTATTAATCATACTCAAAGCAGTAGTTCCTGTTCTATCTGCACCTTCAGTAATAGTAACCAACATTTCACCGTTACAGCTAACATTGAAAACCATGTGAGGTGCTTTTGTTCCTGCTGGAGTTGTAATCATCCAGTATTGAGTGGTTGTATCTACAGCTTGGGAATCTATGCAAGTAAAATAATTACCATCGTGTATCTCATGGTGTTCGTGTGAAACGCTTATTAATGCTTCTGATAAAGCATCTATACCACTATTACCTGCTATATATTTTGTACCATCTATTAATACGCTTGTAAAATAGCTCATATCATATCACCTTATATAATATACCAACTATGTCCATCTGAAACAAGACCAACACTTTCATAATCACCATTTAGTACTAAAGTTGCTGAACCATCAATTGTTCCTGCGCCCTCTGTATCTATCGTAATATTGTTTGTTCCCGCATTCCCTGCAGAGTCTTTAATCACTATTGTTCTACCAGCTACTACTTGAGCTGTTGGTAAAGTTAAACTAGTTACTGCACCTGTTGTTGTATAAGTAACTAATAAAATATCATCAGTTGCTAGTAAGTCATAAGTTGCTGCTGCTATAGTTGTAGTATTTCTTACAATACCACCATTAGAAGTTAAGGTACCATTCACGGTTGCACCTAATCCAGTTACACCATCAGCACCATCTCCAGTTGCATTGACTCCAAATACACTATTACCATCTTGCTTAAACCAATATGTTTCATCAGTAGCGGAGGTTACAATAGCTTTATCAGCTATGGTCATCACACCACCATCTGCGGTTAGTTGCATGTTGCCTACATTTAAGGCTGAATTCATAGTAACACCAGCATCAGTGGTTTTTTCTGCTATTTCATCAACACTCAATTCACCACTTGCTGTAATATTTACAAATTCAACACTATTATTAGTTCCTAAAGATTGAACAAAATCAAAATCTGCTATTAGAGCAGAACCAGTATTTTCATTATCAGTTACTCTGGTTGAAAAAGATCCACTGCTTGCATATATATCAACACCATCAACAGTTCCATCAACTACAATATTATTTGTTATATTAAGCTCAGTGCCTATTATACTAGAGGCCGTTACCTCTGTAGCAGTTATAGCATTTATTCCAGTTATATCTCTATTACTATCTACTATTAATGCTTTACTAGCTGTTGCTGCACCCTCTGTTACATATTGGCTAGATGCTCTTGTAACAGCATTATCTACTCAACTTCCTGACTGGATTGAATTGTACTCTGTGGCCATTTATTTTCTCCTATTTAACGTTAAAGTCTGACCCACCATTGTCGGTTACTACAAATTGTATTCCACCGTCATCTGTCACTATAAAAGCTTTATATCCAACAGGTACAAAATTGCCGCCAATTAATGGTAATCTATTTATTCCTAATCCTAACCCTAACATTTATTTACTCCTTATTTATAGCAAGCGACTACGCCACTTGCTACTTCTATTTCGGATAATTCACCATATAATGTTAATCCAGCACTTAAGCCAATTCCAACCAAATTTGCTTGCCCTTCAGAGTTGGCAACAACAATCCCAGTAAGTTCTGTATCAGTAACTATTTGTATTGCAAAAAATGTATTTGTTAAATCACTTTCTCCAGCTTTCAAATATACAGGCTTCAATCCAAATCCTAATGATTGATTTAATGCTTGTTGTGTGTCTAAAGTTTTATCCTCGTCGTTTACTCAGTTTCCATTTACATCGTAAGGCATAATAATCTCCTATATTTTACTTTTTTTATATATACTCTTTTGTATAAATATGTAATTTTACAAAATTTGACTTATTATCTTTTCTTCCCTTTGTCTGCATCGTAATCGTTTCATCTCGTTGCCGCCATATTCAATCACATAATTAAATCGCCCACATCGGTTTGCCTTCCCCAAGATAATCCAGCAGAATCTTTTGCCTGTTTTATAGTCCATTTTCAGAATCTGTCAGGGTCTTTTACTTTATTGTAATCCATTGCTTTGGCGGGAAATCTTTTCTCATTAAGTTGAGTAAGCTCTTCAACAATCATTGTTCTAACTTCTGATTTTTTCATTTTATTTTCCTTTATATTTTCTTTTTCTATATCTAACAAAAACTGTTGTATATAAAACGGTCATTTGGCAACTATAATTGCTTTATGCGTTTTAGCATTTGATACTTTTGAGTATATTGCATCGCTACCACTTTTATTAAATAATACATGAACAAGAGTACCACCAACTATTATAAAAGAATCATCAGGAACAGACTTTAAACTTTTTAATGCGACTCTATTTTTAACAACAAAAAACTTGCCATCCCTTTTAATATCTTTCATTACTTTTGTAATCCAGTAACTTTATTTCCCTTAAACACCACTTTGTTTTTGCCAACGAAAGCACGTAATTTTTTAAGACGTTTTGAAAAATCATCAAATTCAGGACTTTTAGAAAAAACATTTCCTTTGGTTGATAAATTACTTTTTAAGTCAAAAACTGTTGCCGCATATCCCCAACTTACATTCGATGTTTGAATTCTTAATTTAAGACTTTGCCCCTTTCTTCGAACGTCATTAAGGCCAATATCATCTGAAGTTTCTACTAACATTTCTTTAATCATACTTCTAATCATTTCTCTAACTGTTGTTTTTTTCATTATTTTATTGCCCCGTATATCTTATTTGCAAGTCCTTTGTCATTCATCTTGCCAGTTAAAACAACCTTACCGCCTTTCTTCACAGTAAATTTTTTCCCCTTTAATGTAATAATTTCTATCTCAGAGCCCTCATAATTTTTATTTTGTGTTTTACTAAAGGATTGATGAGTGCCAGAGCCTTTGTACGTTGCGGGCGAATTTCTATACTGCCAATCTCATTGCATTCAGTCCCCAATATGCTTTAGAAAGTCATCAGCACTTAAACCATTTATTTTAGAAATATTTGAAATTGGCTTTTGAATTGTATCACCATTAGATAATTTTAATGTTTCTTCTTTAATTATATTTTTAATAAGTTTTACAAAATTATGTTTTTTCATTTCTTTATTCCTTTAATTAATATATATGTTTAATTCAAATGGATTACTATCAGTATCACGATTATATATTTGCGTATGTAGTGCTTTCTTCTGCTTTTTATCATTCTTATATAAAGTTAAATCTGACCTATATGATTTACCTTTCTTAGGCTTGAAAAATGCATCCGTAAATGCGTTTGAAAAATCATCTTCATCTATAACATAATTTTTTTTATTTGCATACTTTTCAATCTCATCGATTGCACTGCCGTATGTGTCATGGTAAACTTCATAATCGGATTTGCCTTCTGTAATCTCTTTGCCTTTATATTTTGTTGCTAAAGCTCAAAGCTTATCTATGTCTTCTTGTTTGTTTCTATTATATTTATTAACTTTATTCTTTTTTAAAATTGCACTACGCATTGTGCTTGTTCTTGGATCTTGCATCATAATAATTATAAATTTGCCAACATGTCTTTCATCTACAACATAAATTGCTTTGCCTTCTTTTACCAAAAAGTCTTTATCACCTTTCCCTTGTACAACATCTGGAAATTTACTAACACTTTTATGTTTGCGCAATAATTGCTGAAATAATTGATGTGCGTATTTGTTATTTGTAAGTTTATTTTTACCAACCCAATTTTCATATGCGCTTTCTTTGATTTCCTTTTTAGTCCCAAAATCACCAATTTGTGGCTTACCAGTCTTTTTGTATTTTAGAGCGGCATCTTTGAAAGTTTTCATATCTTTTGAATTATTAAACCAACTACTATCAATCATATTAATATAATCATCATCAACGTAAAATATTGCAAACTTATCTGTATTACTGCCTATGCCAATATATCCAGTATCGCCATTTTTAATGCCAGATTTCTTTTCACGATTGTAAAGTTGTTGAGCTTTTGAATATGCTTGCTTAAATGTTTTAACATTGCCAATTCCACCATGCCCGCCACTATTATCATAATACTCAATTTCAAAATATGGAGCTATCTCTTCTTTAATTTCTTTTCTGATTATTTTAGCTTTCTTAAAGTCTTTTGTATTGAAATCTTTTTTATTTTTGTTTCCGTATTCATCTTCTAATTTGAATGTATGCCCGCCTGTAGCAACCTGATACACCGTACCTTGTGTACCACCGTTAGATGCTTTCATTTCAACTTTATCGCCAATTTTTGGCATCATTGTTAGTGAATATCCTTTAAGGGCTTTCTCATTTAATAAATTAATAAATTTATATATTTTCATTTCTATTTCTCCTAACTTCTTATATAAATATCACTAAAAGCGATTTTATAAAATTATATTTCATTACACCGATACCTTAATTACTGGCGTCTTTGATTTGGTCCCAAACTTTTTAGCCAAAACCATTACGGTTATTACTTCGCAATCAATTTCATTTGGGTGTGACGCATTGCCTTTGAGCTTAACAACAACATTTAAACTACTTTTTGTATTTTTAATTATAATTTTATGCCCAACATTAATCATATTCTGAAGTAATTGATTAACTATTTTTGGCAAAGCCGCATCAATCGTTGCTTTAATTTCTTTATCTGTTATTACTTTACCAGTTTCGTCCTCGTGTCTGGACTGCCTTTCTATTGCGTGGTCAGTCTTATCAACATCCATAACAATATTGATTTTTTTCTGAAGTACACCAACGTCTGTTTTTTCTAATAACTTTATAAAGCTATATCTTTTCATTTTTATATCTGGTGTATTTCGCTGTCGTCGCCAACGTATAAACTAACTTCCCCAAATTTATCTGTAATCTTTGATAACTTGTCGCCATCTTCGCCACCATCATCTCAAAATCCAGCACCATGCCCGTTTCTTGTAAGTCAAAAATCATGACGCCAATCACCATCGTAATTGCTATCTTTATCCTCAAGAATAGATTTTGCTTTTTGATAAAATTTAGTCAAATCCTTTTTAGCTTCTGACTTTACCTTTTTTGAGCAATCATTAATTCCATAATTATCATCAAGTGGGTTTCCGTCATCATCGTTTGAACTCCACAATGCCGTTATAAGATATTGGTTTATATCGTCATTTGAAATACCTTCCGTAATAAGTTTTGTAAATTTAATATTCATTTTTATTTCCTCATATAATATATCGTGTGCCAAAGATTCCATAGAATATCACTTCCTACTCTTTGGCGTGTCAATATAAACTTTACTATATTTGTCTTCAGTAGCATTGATAATTTCTTGTGCGAATGCTTGTATATAATCTTTTATATTCTTTGTTAGTTTAGGTACATTTATTGTTCATGTCCCTTGGCGTTTATAATTTCTAACTCTTATTCAATTTTTAAGTATTAATTTTTTAATAATCTCAAGCCTTGCTTCTCCTTCAGTCCCCATTAGTTCATTATGTTTTTCATATGTAGCTCTAATTTTCGCGCTAGATGTTCCAAACAATTTTGGATTTCCTATAATCGCCGCTATATGCGTTATACCTGATGGGATAATTCTGCCATTTGGAGTAATTCAAAAACAAGTTGAATGTTTGATATCCATTTGTATATTTCCTCCTAATTTTTAACTTAAATATATTTCTCTATACCATCTGGGTCAATATACAAATCTCTACATGCTTTATTAAATGCTTCATATAAAGTATCACCATTTTTCATATCATACTTCATAGTACTAATAGCATCTTTTGCTTCGCTTTTAATCTCTTTGGCATCGTCATAATAACCAGTCTTCTTTAATCTATTTTCAAAGAATTTTTGAAATCCACCAGTTGGAAATTTTGCTCCTTCTGTTAGTTTGACGAAGGTCGCTTTTAACTCTTCGCCTATTATATTTACTTTTGCCCTTTGCTCTTGTAATAATTTTTGAAATTCTAAATTATCCATTTATTTTCTCCTATTTGTCAAAACCTAAAATTTTAACTTTTACGGAATATTTACCACCTGTTGCTATTGCTATTGTGTCGTCGGATATATCACGCACCAAAGCTTTGCCTTTCGAAAACCTCTTAAGGGCGGCTTTAGCTTGGTCAATTTCACTTTCATTTAATATTTCTAATTCTTCTACGATCATAGTTCTGATTTCTGATTTTTTCATTTATTTTCTCCTATCTTCCATAAAATGTGGTGCATAATAATAATCTCTACCCACAAGTATTTTTATTTTATATTTTCCCTATGTTACTTTTTCTTATATTTTTATATTTTTGTACAAGTTTAATTATGTTTTTAATAGCTTGCTCTTTCGTACTTTGATTATCTTTATAATTATTATAATCTATTAAAATTTTCATAGCAACATTTGACGACATACCTATATGCTTAACAATCAACTTCGCCGCTTTATTATAATCTTTAATTTTTTTAGAGTCATAATTTGGCATTTGCTTCTCTAAAAAATCAAAAATTTCACTTCAAAACTTTTGCTCTTTATCTTCTTTTAATGCTTGTTTTTTGCCTACAACCATTTCTCTTATTATTAATCTTAATTCTGATTTTTTCACCTTATACCTCTCCGATATTATTTTGGAAACCATGTTGCCCAAAGCATTGTTTCGTCAATATTATTCTTGTCTAATACACCATAGATTGCTTCAATAAACTCATCTTTTTCTATATTTGGATATTTCTTATAAAGCTTCTGATATTCTTTTTCCATCATATTAGATATTTTTGGTAATGATTGTTTGTATACAGTATATAGGTCCTTCATTAATGTTTTATATTCGGAGCCCTCTTTCAACATCTCTTCTTTAATCATTTGTCTTATTTCTGATTTTTTCATTTTTTGTCTCCTACCAATAAGCTCCATCACTCAATGACTTCAATAATTTTTCCGCATTTTCTTTAATGCTTTTTATCTCAATATCTTTTGCTGTTATAACTCTATCGCCTTTGCTAACTGCTTTTTTAAGTTTGGCTACATTCTTTTTTAATAAGCTTAATTGCAAATTTACTAGGTATAGTCCGGTCGCATTATCATCGCCCTCTTTCAACATCTCTTCTTTAATCATTTCTCTAATTTCTGATTTTTTCATTTTATATTTTCTCCTATGTGTCGAACTTCAGTACGAAGCCCATATCTATATTTCTATCATTCATTACTGGTTTTGCTAACTTGCCTGTTATTAACAAATTATGTTCATCATCATATAGTCCTATTGTTGTAATGTAAGGATTTCATTCACTTGAACTTAAAATTGAATCGATAGGCAAACCACTACCGCTAACAACTGTATTATATACTCTGGAACCTGAATACGCAGTGTCATTAAGTGTCATTGTTAATTCGCCTCTATTTATTGAGCAAAAGACTATGTTCTCATATATTTTGATTTTGCCTCTATAACTTAATGTTTCGAAATAACTTTCGCTTATATCGGTATAAACATCACTACCGGTATTTGTAAGAACAATGTCGCCTGTTTTATAAAAGATATTTCCGATATGTACGCTAGCAGAAGTTAAGTTACCATAGCCATCATCTATTATTGTATGTGACCCTGATGTAATTGAAAATGAACCTGTTCTTATTTCATCTCCAAATTTAATATTAGGAATGCCAATATAGGTAAATTCTGATTTTAGATCGTAAGTTGTAAGCCCTAGATTTCATTCGCCAAATGTTTCATATTGGTTCGACGAACTTGCATAGTAAATTTTATTTATAAGGTCATAAACAGAACGCTTTAACATTCCGTTTGAATTGGTTGGCTCTGTTGATATGTCATTAATTTCTGTAGAGTAATATTTTCCATATAGTAATTGAATCCAAGAACCTGTATCGATTGGCGATTTGTATATGTCACTATCTGTAAATGTCCAGTTTTTATAGGCAAAAAAAGGCGTGGTTGTGTAATCTCCTTGCTCTAAAGTTTTATAAATCTGTCCTTTATACATTACACATCTTCCTCTTGCCTATTATTTTTATTATTGATATTTTACTTTTTCAAATCTTATATTAATTATTTTTGCCTTTATTGGAGCATCAGTCATTTGACATATGTTTTCTCAATCACCTGCACATCCTTTTTTTGTTAAAGTCATTCTGCCTTCCATATCTGTTGTACCCATCTCATTAAGATTTTTCATTTCTTCCTTAATCATTTTCTTAATTTCTGATTTTTTCATTTTCTTTCTCCTAATGAAATATTGTTGTTAAGTCAAGAACACCACCGCATACAATCGATACGCAAATTCCTAACACTACAATTCCCATAATTATCCATTTAATTGTACTTTTCTTTATATACATCTCATACCATCCTTTAATAGTCAAGTCTAACTTTTACCAATAATTCTCTATCAAAACTTTTTTGTACTGGCTTACTTAATTTTGCGGTCGCTAACAATTCATTATTATCATTATATAATCCAACAGTTGTAATATATACTTTAGGGTCATTCCACATATCAGTATGTTTAATAACTCCATTTGAACCAGTTATCCATGTTGCATTATTACTGAAGTTATATTTTTTATTTTTCGCTCTTACAAAATAATGTGCTGAAGAAAGTTCTTCTTCATTTTTTACTCTGAAATACGAACCTGATTCAATTGCACCAAAGAATTGTTTATTTCTTGCAGTTGTAGTTCCTGCTCAAGTTATATCAAGTGATTCCGACACTTGAGTGCCATTCAATACTAAAATACCTAAATCCGGATAAGCTATACCGTATGGGTGGGCGGTAGCAGTTTCAAATCTTTCCCCACTTGCCCCAACCGTTCCACTAACAATATAATAAGCTTCGCCAACACCCGCACCAACAGCAACGGTGCCATAGCTTGACTCTCTACTTTCATCAATCAGACTACTTCCTGAGGTATTACTTCCTGACAAATTTAATTGCCAATATCCTTTCTGTAATCCTTCTTTCAATTTATCTCTTTTGAAGTTAACAATAAGAACTTCATCTTTTGTATCGCCATCAGCAAATGTAAATTTACTTTCGCTTGTTGGAAGCAAAATACTTGCGTATTGTCTGTAAACCGCATCTGATGCCGAATATGTATTTTCCCACGAAGGGTCTGCTTCGCCTATGCCGCCATATTTTGCATACGAAATGTCGAATTGTACTTCCGCCCCACTATCAGAACTTCCTGTTTGATACACATCTAAATAATAACGTGATGAACTTAAAATTGCTTGAGCAGATGAAGTATAAAACGCTTCCAATGTGCCAGCATTATTTGTAAAAAATCCTTCTGTTACTGTTTGTTTGCCACCAAGGACTATATCGTCCTCTTCATTAAAGTAATTATATACACCATTACCATCTATAACATTTGTTACAGCTTCTTGGTTGCCTGTTTCTGTTAATGCCATTTATCATCTCCTATTTATATTAAATCTCATTTATATACCACTAGTTTGTCCAGTATTAACTGTACCATCAGGCAATACTTCTAATGCATTAACAGTCAATGTAATAATGAATGTTGCGCCTGATTCGTTTCCTTGAATTGCAATTGTAGTTGTTTTTAAAGAAGCTTGATTTTTTGCTATAATTCTAAACGAAGTTCCAACTGCCGTTAACGTTGTTACAACACCACTTGACGAAACAAGACCTTCGTGCCCTGCAATTCCAGATGCCTCAATACTTGCGGCAGTAGAATCAAAAAGTGTAATTGTATAACCAGTTTGGTCATCTACGCCAGAATTTGTTCCAGGTGTGATTGTTGATTCCTGATTGCCATTTAAGTTTATAGTACTACTCAAGCCAGCCAATACTGATACTCTCGTTTGGTCTTTGTTTAACGTAATTAATTTATTACGCATTGACAAATTGCCATCTGTACTTGCTTCCATTAATGGTAAGTTCTCAATTTTTATACCATAGTAATTTGAGCCTTGTTCGTTGCTTGAATCTCATAAAGAATAATCGACTTCATCGTCAGCAAAAGCATATTTGGTAATTTTGAAATATTCTTTACCTTGTGCAAGCAATTCTCTTCCTTTTTTTGTTAATACCGCATCTACTACAACAGTACTTGAATCTCCATTAATTATTGCCATAATTTTTTCTCCATATTTTTTGTAAATTAGAAACTACACTCTTTCTAATAAATATTTACATATTATTTTTTTAAGAACATTTTATCTAATTATCTTAATTATACTTATATTTTTATCTTACAATAAGATTAATGTCCCCACCATCTTGTGTAATTAATTTGTTATCTGATGTTATGCTTATTTCAACAGGCGCTTTGCCATCTAAAGTTGTATATATAGTTTGCAAACATCCAATATATCTTGGTCTTAAAAACCCCAATGACCTATCACTATTTAAAACATAATTATTTTCGCTATAAAATAGCGAACTTGAATCACTACTTGAATAAGGTGTATATCCACTTGCTGTCATAAAACTACATTTTGGATAAACCATAGGTGGCATAATCAGCGAACCAGTTGGAAATGATTGTATATCGCCATTAGAAAGAATATGCCACGGCGTAAATGACATATAAATATTTGGCAATTCTGTTGTGAATACTTTCGCACTACCTGTATCTGAACAATAATATGTTAAGAATTCTGCATTAACGGTTGCTTTGAATTCGCTTCCAGATGTAAGTGTATTATACGATGATATTTCACTATCTGTTAATTGGAATTTAATTGCGGAAATTGAACCAGAATGATATAAATCTTCTCAAGTTGGATTTGGTGTTATTGGAACTCTACTTCTTTGAAGTATATGCGGCTCAATCAATACACCAACTTGTTTTTGTGCCCTTGCTGGCAAGTTATCTCTAATCGTGTCAAACAATGACATATCATAATGTTTAATGTATGAAAGGTAGTCGTTGAAACTCATTGTAGGAGCATATTTTTCTCAAAAATCTTCGTTTATTTCTCTTAACTTAGGGTAATAGTTTTTAAACTTATCTGCTGGGTCGCCAATATAATCGTCGTAATTTGTATTAGAATATACCTCAACTATTCTTTCATTAATAAGGTTTGTTAGTGAGAAAAATACACCTACTCTTGGTGAGTCTAAAGGTGCATAATCATACGCTCTAACTTCACTTCTAACATCAGGTTGCAAACTCATACTTGTAAGTAAATAATTATTTTCAACTCTTGTTTTGTTTGCGACAACATTATATCCAATGCTTGGCATCAATGGCGTTGCCATGCTTGATGTCGCAGTATAATTATATGGGTAAGATGTAGTTGAACTATACCCGCTTGCTGTAATTATATTTCTACCCACTTGATTAGGCCTTGAATCATATATTGAAGTCGATACATTTAAATTGGCAGGGCTATCAAACGCATATCTTGCCTCTAAATTATCATATGGGCTGCCATCAGTTATACGTATGGATTTTGGCGATTTTGCGTGTTCAATAAAATCATTCTCTGTAATTGGGGAATTTCAAAATCTAACTTCTTGCATTGCAATATCAGACGAACCGCTTCCAAGAGTAAATGAGCCTGCGGTTGCAAAATCATTTAATGAGAATAGAGCATTGGAAGCATTACTTGAGTATATCATTTCTCCATCTTTATATTTTTTAACATACAATTGATTCGTTGAACCAGACAAAAGCATAATATTCCAAAAATCACCATCGAATAATCTTAATTCGCTTGAACTCATAATATTGCTTGAATCACTTGCTATGATAACGCCGTCTGTGCCAGATTTCGAAACATATATTTCTGTAGTACCAACTTTGAAAATTGATTGCCTGTCTTCTTTCGTGTTATACGCTGATGAGAAATTTATTCTCAATTCTGCTGTATCAATATTACCTGGCCAACTACCCGTAATATATTCAGAACCACTTATTCCTAATGAATAATCAAATACTTCAATTTGTCGCTCTGTATTTCAATCAGAACCTGTTTCGGAAGGTCCGCCATATTCATAAATGTCTAATATTGTCGAAGGAATTCCATAACAAGTTACTAATGCTTGAATACCTCTTTTTGTACCTTTTGTTTTTAATAAGTATGGTAAGTTATTTAATATTCTATTTCAAATTTCAACTGTGATATTTTTATTTGAAATTGACTTAAATTCGCTACCTGTGTTTAGATAACTTCCAGTTGAATCATACCCGAATTCGTACTTTCACAAATCAATCAGGTTGTTGCCACTGTTTAATTTTATTCCTAATGCTTCTAATGAATCGTATATTAAGTCTTTAGAAAGTCCGAGACTAATATCATTCTCACGTGTATATAAGTCATTAAACCCGTTAATATAAGTTCAGATATTATCAAAGAAATGTCCCATCATATTTACGAACAATATATACTCATCATTATAAACGTCATATTTTATATAGTTTGGTATTGTATTTATTAATTTATGTAAATTTAAGTTATCAAACTCTGTAGCCCGCATTGACTGACTTTGGTACCAGTCAATTGCTTCGGATGATGTTGTTGGCAATAATGTTTGTGAATGCCAACTTCCACTCTTTGGCCAACTAGTAGCATAAGTATAATCTGTTGAACTTGATAAATTATATTCTCTATCGATTGTTGAATTTGATGATGATTCATAATATAAATATTTCTCATAGCCATCGAATCCATTTATTACTTTCCTCTTGTTTAATTCAACTTGACTTATTTCGCTTGTAATAGCAGTTGATGCACTTAAATCAGTAAGAACGGCACTTCTCGTATTGTATGTCTCTATTAATCCTAATTTATATACAAAGTTATCTAATTTTTCTTGAGCACTTCCAAAGTGAACAAATTTATCATAATCAGAAAAATCAATATTTAATTCTGCACTATCATAAAAACTTTGACTAAAATATTTATCAATTAAACTATTTGACGTATCTGTATTAGTTGTCAATACATCATTTCAAGTTTGAAAACCAGTATCATTCTCAACAACCTGATTGACAGTAATATTAAAGTTTGGTGCAGATAAAACATTGTAATCTTCTTCTTGTGCTGGTTCAGATACAATAACGGTATCTTTAATTTGTTCTGCAATAAGTTCTGAAATCCAAAGTTGGCTTTTTGTTTCGAATTCGTCAAATAGTGGTTCGTATAACTTAAATATTAAATCACCATTACCATCATAAACTCAATTAGTAATTAAAATTGTATTATTGTTACCAAAGTTTGCTACATAGTTTCCAATCTTATCTGCTTGGTCAGTAATTTCACCAAAAGAATCTCATTGAGTTGTACTTGCGTCATCAACTAACTTAACTTTTATTTCAGTTCTGGATGGAGAAATTTCTGTTATATAAATTCTATCACCAGTATTTGACCCTAATACATTTTGATAAATATTAAACAATAGTTTAAACTGACCAGATGTTAGGTCTATTCTGTCTAAATTTTCTTTGTAATTAATTCTAATTCTGTTGTTGGCCATTACTTATTCCTTTATGTTAATTGAACCGGTGTATTAGTCACTCTTTGAGTATTTATTATTACTTCAGTTTGCCCATTATATAATTCTCATGTATCATCTGGAACTTGATGTACGGATGCTATTTTATTATCCGACAAATCATAAACATGCATTTCTATTGTTATATCAAGAATTTCATCATCACTTATTGGATATTCGTTTAATGATATTGCCTTATCAAGAATTTCTTCATCATTTTTAGATATTAACTTTTTTGTTTCTTCCATAATTTATTCCTTATTGTCGTTGAAAATATCTCGGTACCGACCATTCGCCCCGATCTTCATTGTTATTTATTGCCCTAACTCTCCACCAAAATATAGTGCTATTAAGAAGCCATCCTACAGGCATCATTGTGGCTGCATCTATAAGGTGAGCTTCAAGGTCTTCTTGTTGTATCATTTCATTACTAAATTGGCCATCGTATGCCATCTGTATATCAAATGTTTCATATACAGACGTTCATGCGAGAGTCGGTACAGGATAGCCAGTTCCAATCGAGTAATTATTATTTGGAGACGTTAATGTTGGAGGGCAGGTAGTGGTTCTATAAAATTCCTATAGTCGTACTTGTATCTGAAGTATCACCAATTAATCTTTCCACTCTAATATTAGCATACTCTACTCAACTTCCAGGCTCCCCAATGTTCTTGGTTCCTGCGTAAATACGTATTCTTCCCGTACATCCTGAATATCCAGGATAAATAGGAACATTGGGCGTAACATCAAATACAAATTCTTCCCATTCTTCATTGGTGTCTGTTCCATTCTCTCTTTTATATCAAGAATAAGGTGAGTCGCCTCTGGTATCCGCCATAACTACTCAATATGCCCCGCCCGCATTCGTTCTTGCGTACCCACTTACTCTTATATTTTCAAAAGCATTAAATCATATTTCTGGAGAATAAATTTGGTCTGGATTAACGCCGTTATCAACAGTTCTAGTTATTCTTACTGCACTCCCATTATCAACTCCTGCAACTTTAAGTATATTGTCAGTAGAGCCCACGGTTCAATCATTTGGTGCGCCATCTGTTCATAATTCAAAATTTCCATTTGGGACAGGAACAAATAATTCATCTTCGTCGCCACTATTTTGTGTTTCTATTATAGTATTTAAATCATTAACTATAGTATTTAATGCATTAACTTGAGTAGCAAGAGAAGACGAGTCTTGAACAATCTGCCCAACATCATTAAAAGACACCGAATAATCGCCAAATTGGAAGACTATAATTTCCCCTTGACTTGCATTGCGAGCATTATTAACCAAATATTGATGTGACCTATCGTCAGGTTCAAAGTTTGGTATTGCAGAACTTGTGTCATTGAAAAAGTTTCAGAAGTTGTCACTTGTTCTAATAAATGTGCCAGGCTCTACATATAATTCACCTATTACGGTATCAAACACTTCTTCTTTTTTTTCTGTGCTGTAGTCTGTTTTATAAACACTACTTGTTATATAATCATTCGTGCTAATTTTTTCATCAACGCTACTTGTTAAATTAGTTCCCATTACTCAACTACCTCAAACATATATCTATTTTCGAATATTCTTTCATAGCCCTCATCGTCTATTACTTTGAATAATATTTTATAATATCTTTCGGGCTCAAATTGATCCATTCATAAATCAAAATAATTACCATTTTCGTCGCAACTCATTTTTGTATTATCTGTGTCAAATGGAATTAATTCTAAACCACTATTTGTATCAATAACAGAATAGTAAGATGACGTTGGTAAATATTTTATAGTCATTTGAGCGGATGATGTGGCGAATGTTTTTGTAGGATACAATTCTCTTGGGTTTATCCTAAATCTTGGTTTGCCTGCTAAATGATATTTAGGTCTCATTCGTCTCATTGTAATATTAATATCATCAATTAATGTTGAGCCTGAAATTATTGGAGTTACCGAACCTGTTTCGTAGGACGAGTCATCTCACCTAACTTCTAAAGTTGGTTGAAATATTGTATTTGATTCTTTCGAAAAGAATTTAATCGAACCCAATGATGATGAACTTTCTTCATCGGAACCAGAACGTTTCAAAATAAACCCATCATTAACTATCGTATTGTCTAACCAGTTATTAACAATTGCTGTTACGTCCAAATGAAGGTCGGCTTTTTGATAAGAATATGATTGTGAAACTACCGAAGCTGTATATCAAGTTCCGCCACCTGCGGACGAACCCGTTGTTCCACTTGCTCACGAACCTGTTAACCACTCACTACCACTACTTGTATCTTTATATTTCCAACTTACGCCATCAGTAATTGCTGGACTATATGAAAATTTACCTATGCCCATTTCTCAACTTTCAGAAACTGGATGCCCGTATAATTTATAATCTAATGGGATTTCATTTGCGTCGGTTACATACATATTTAGATAGAATGATGCTGATGAGCTAATTGTTCCATCATTAATTGACGCAGAGATATTGCTTAAATCAAATTTAGTTAATATTCTTGATGAGTAAAATATACTATCTTTTTGATATTTTCTAATTTCAAGTATTTCATCTAAACCTGTATTTTGACTTAAATTATTTCCATATATCGTCGCATCCATGGAACTTGTTATCCTATAAATCATTTACTTTCTCCAATTTTCTTAATTCTTTTAATTCTCCAAATAACGTATCAGCATCAGTATAATGTCCAATATCTTTGCCCTTGTGTGTTAGGAAATAACTCTTACCTCTTGACCAATCTCTTCTATATGAATATTCAGAAGGTTCGGGTTTATATGGGTTTCTTGAAATATAAACCTTAAATTTATCTTGATGAATCATATTTTACTCTTCTTCCTCACCAAAAATATCTTCTTCGATTTGTTTTAAATCTAACTCTGTACCTTCTGTTTTTCACATTTTAACAATTCTAAATGTTAGCATTTTTCTTCCATTTATTGTTGGTTGGCCGTTTTTATCTGTGCCGAAACTTTTAACCTTCTCTTTCTTATTCTTAAACTTTCCAGTTAATATATCGTCATTTTTTTTTAATGGTAATTTTATCATTTGTTATTCTCCTTCAAATACATCACGAACAATTTGTTTCATAGAGCTTTCTTGTTTCAATTGTTCATGTTGTTGTTCGGCTTCAGTTTCCATTTTAATTAATCGTGTATAGTAATCTGGAAACTCTGCCAAATGATCTAGGGTAATTCTTTTAGCAATCTTCTTATCATTTGTATGTTCCATTTCAATCCCAATACCAGCTTGGAGTTCTGTGCCTATCACTTCAACATTTTTACCATCTCTAATACTTTCATTATATCTTCCATTATATAAGAATGATGACAACAAACCATATATTGTACCTTCTAACGCATGTTTATCAATATTTAACTTTTCAGCCAATTTATGCACTTGTGTATCGGTTGGGTTTTTATATTTTACAAAAAACTTTGCAATAATTTCCTGCAATTTCTCACTATCCACAATATATCTCCTAATCTACTTATTATCAAACAACAATGGTAAGAATTTTATAATATGCTCCTCTTTAACATTGAGTAATTTTAATAATGGACTTAAATTTTCAGCATGATGTAGGTGAAAATCATCAATTGCTTTCTGTAAGTCTTTCTTGTTTTTTGCTAACAAAATTGGGTAAAATTGTTTATTATTAAAATAAAATTCAATCTTATCAATTTCTCTTCCTTCTACTATTAAGTTTGTAAATTTGCTCATTTATTATCTCCTTATCTTGCCTTACCTAATATATCTTTTGATGGATATTTCAATGAAAATATTGAAGGGTCTAAACTTGGGAATACTACACCATTTTTGGTTGCCGCTTCAAGTGAATATAAATTGCCATCATACCCTTCTGATTCCAAATACTTATTAAATATTCGAACATCGTTTACATTTCTTACACCTTCAACTGCCAATAACTCATTCATTATATCAGAAATAATTATTGGTTGATTTATTTGCCATTTCTTAATATCAAAAATTTCAGTCACCTTGTCAATGCACTTTAATAATATTTCGTTCTTATTGTATTGTGGAAATGTAATAATTTCAAACTTTACACCAATATTAATAATTCACGCATCTAAAATATTAATAGCATCGGTTAACATTCTATATCTATCTAAATAAGTTTTTATATTTCTCTTAACGGCAGGATTTAATTGTGTTAGTTCCATATTTGCATTATATCCCAATGTGTATAAATTTAATGCCAATGGATTTATAATTTCTTCACTTCGTTTGTTAAATTGAGTATCTTGGGCTATATACACTTTAGCAATAGAGCCATATTTTGCAGGCATTGACATTGCTCTTGTAATATAATCTTCCTTTGTTACTGCCCTATATTGTGTTGCAAAGTGAGCCAAAGCATTTTGTCTAATTTCGTCTGTTGTTTCCGCCGAACTACCCCCACTTGCACCTGTTGAGTTTGATACGGCAACTGAACTTTTCACAGCGTTCACGGTTGCTACAGCTAATCCCGTTGCTGGTTCATCAAACGAAATATTTGAAACTTTTGTAATTTCGCCTTGAGCAACATTTGAATCAATACCACCACCATAACTATATTCAATTGTTAATGTTGTATCATAAGGTACTTGCCCGTATGTTTTTGTGTACATAAAGTTTGATGGGTCTATAGCACTATCTATGCCACTAACATCATTAATTGAAATGTTGTTATAATCACTTGGGTTTGGAATAATAATCTCATCAGGATTGTCAGAAATGCCAGCACCAAATTGTAATTGCACTTTATCATCGCTTGTAATTCTTTTAACAAATCTATTTGGAACTTTTCTTAATTTAAGAAGATATGGTACTGAACCACTATACTCTTTGTAATCATCCCAATGTATATTTGGCTCATCAATGAAAACTGCATCTTGTGCCAGGAATGGAACTTCATGTCATTTATCACTATCCGAATCGATGATGCTTTTTATACCAATAATATCGTCTCGCAATAATTCCATCTTCCAATATTTTTCTGGATTGGTTGGCGTTGGGTATGTCTCTGTTGCAATTTCGGCAGAATAAACTTGTACTTGTTTTTTAAGTAAAAAGTATGTTGCGTTGCCACTTCCATCATATTCATACACCGTTGGAGTCAAAGAGTTATCGAAATTGTTAAATATAATTGGCTCCTCTGTTCTAAATCTTATTGAATTATCACCAGTTGATGAAACTTCAAGCCCGCCATTTATTGTTAAAGCATAATTATAATCTGGCACTATTCTTTCAACACTCCCAGACCCAATTGCCGGAACAACCATATACACATCTAAAGTTGCACTTGATGGCGTTGTCACTTTTGGAATGTATCCAAAAGATTGTGCCAATATCATTACGTTTTCTCTTTCATCGGCTTGCGTAAGCAGTTGTTCTTTCATTTGATAATCTGTATAATATGAAAGTACGTCGCCAACATATGCGGCCATTTCAATAAACATCATACCAGGCGATTCAGCGTTAAAGTCATTATATGTATTTGGAAAGTATGTCTTTGCAAAATTAACTAAATCTTCTTTAAGTGCCCCAAATTCTTTATTCAAATATTTTATTTTTTTCTTTTCCATCTTATTCTCCGAATTATGCTACAATTATATCGACGTTCAAAGTATCTTGTTTGTTGCCATAAGTCACATAATTTACGGCAATATGGACTTTATTTCCATCATACTCATCAATTGATATTTCAACTTTATTTACTACAATATATGGCATTCATAGTTGCGTTTGCCCTAATATTCTATCTTTTAATGTATCAAAAGGCGTGTTAAGATTGTCGATGTTTTCAAATAATGTTTTGTAAATATCACATCCAAAGTTAGGGTGCATAATTCTTTCGCCTCTATTTGTTAATAATAAGTGTTTAAGATTTGATTGAATACGTGCGTCACTTGTCAATGTTGGATTGAAATACCCAAACTGACTATTTGTGATTGGCTGATTTAATCCAATAAATCTTCGCTTATCATCTTTCATTATTATTTAGCCTCATAAAATTGCACCGCTTCAGGAAGACCTGTACTCACATTCTCTTTCATTTTTTTTAATGTTTTTCTATAGTCTTTCTTGAATACATTAGCAAGTGCTTTGTTATCCATTACCGAACCTTGTAATGTGTCAAGCCCTAAGTCTTCTGATAATGTAGGAATTTGTAATTGAACGTTCTCATTTAACCCACCATTCTCTTGCATCAATTGATCGTTATATGCTTCTCCAAGTTGCTTCATATCAGGCGTTTTCGCCCCATACTCTTCAAGCATTCCTGGCGTTGTTGTTAGCATAGTTTGTTTCAACATCTTATTGATTACTGGGTCTTTTGAAAATACAATTTTTTTCTCAGGCTCACTATCGACTATTTGCTTTTTTACTACTTTCTTTCTCTTAACTGGTTTTCTACCAATAGGTTTTTTTGTTTCGACCATAAGGTTTTTGCGAAGTATTTTTTTGAAATTTTCATCAAGTTTCCTTTCAACCGTTTTCTCCGTAGTCCTTACAACTATTTCGATAATGTTGGCAATAAAACTTTCATTCAAACTTTCCTTTACCGCTTCCTTCATGATTTCTTTAATTTCTGATTTTTTCATTATAACTCCTATATTTATCTTTTATATAATTTCTCGAAGTCAACAGGCATAGTGACATCTTTTTCTAAATCTTTTGAGGATACTTTTTTGATTTTACCTTTATTTAATCTAACATCAAATACACTATAAAATCTTGCCAAAACTAATTTAAATTTTAAGAATGATTTGCCCTTTTTCATTCCAATTGTACCAATATATAAACTACCTTTGTTATCTTTAGCAATATATTTTTCTGTATTATCTTTTGTTAAATCAAAATAATATTCCGTTTCCTCTTTTAATCTTAATATTTCTTCTTTTATCATTTGCCTAACTTCTGATTTTTTCATTACGTCTTCTATTCTAATACATCAAATAATAAATTATTAACTTCGTCTAATAACTTGATTGCTTTATTTATTTTATTTTGTTCGAACTTTGCTAACTTTCCATTTTCCTTTTCATGTTTGGCAACTGCCGCTTTTATTTTCTTTTCTGTCGATTCAATACTATTAAATAAAGCATTATGTATTAATGATTCATTAATAATTTTTCTCATTCCTCTAATTTCTGATTTTTTCATTTACTATCCCCCTAAACAACTCCGACCCAACCTGTGCCGATTATTGTTTGCATATATATTTTTAAATTATTTATTAAATTTTTTACGAACGCTTCGAAATCATTTGTATTATACAGCGATAATACATCTGGATTCCCAGCATTAAGTACTACATTAACGGGAATTACAACTGGAACAGGTACAAACACAGCCCCTTGTCAATATAAATATACGCCTCTGTTAAATAGTTGCTTCATATTTTCAATTATTGCAACATTATTTCCAGTTTTCCCAATTTTGAATGCCGCAATTCACATCTCTTCTAACATCTCACTATTCGCCCTTACTAACTTCTGCCCACTTGTACTCATAGCACTTGTTGTCATAGCATAATGATATATTTGCGCTAGGTACTTGGCAAAGTCCTCTTCATTTGCAAAGGAATAAAATTTTGACCTTTCTAAAACAGATATTTTAATTAATTCTCAATTTACCATAATATCTTACAATGTATAATTTTGCTTACTAAGGAATGACGATAGTTTACTTTTTATCGCTACAAATTGTGGTGTATTAATTGGTGGTGACGAAGGGCCAGTCCCAGTCATAACTTTTATTTTCGTTATCTCGTCAACTAATTGTTTTAGCAAATCTAACAAAGTATCTCCTTTTACAAGTTTTTCTTCTGCATCTAATCCAAGATAAATCGCTTTACTATTGATAATCGTTTCTTGATCGGAATTAATATTGAACGTTCCTTTTGCAGAAAAATTAATATTAGTGTTCGAATATCCAAGCAATTCATTATATTTCGCATTCAATATAATTCTATCAGAATTAATAATAATTTGCTTCCCGCTAAACTCACTTGGTGCGGAAAATGATTTCTGATTATTACATGCTATTGTTAATGGTATATTTCTATCAGAAGTGAATCATATAGATGAGAAATCCTTATTAATGTCTTCTACTATTGGTGCCAACTTTACGGTGCTTATATTAGGCTTTTGGCCGTTCCTAATCAAAACTTCGGGCTCTCCAGTTTCAGGGTTGTTGCCGAATCTAATAGAGTTACCAAATCTTCCTTCATAAATTATGTCGCCTTCTTTTGATTCTAATGGGTGAATTTCATCGTTTGGTTTGATTTCATTTCCAAGCACCAAATCTTCTGGCTGTGTATATCCTGATGATGGAGTGTCTTTGAATTTTTTTGTTAAACTAATATCTTGCATTGCATTGTGATTGACCGAATTTAATAAATTTAATCTATCAAAATAATACAAGCCTTTTGGCGTTAAATCGGGACCAGCACTATCTATTACACCTTCTCTTGTAATGTAATTAGCAACAATAACTATCTCATGTTTTAATGGATAACTTTTAACATTTGCATCGCCTGGTTTTGCTCAATTTAATTTTGCACTATTATCGCCGTAGCCATAATTCTTTTGGCTATACAATAATCTTACTTGTATTTTCCCAATATCCTCATACGTACTAAAACTTGGATGCTGGTCATTTAATATAACATCTAATACTTCCGCTGGCTCTAATTCAAAAAACTTAACATCAGGCGCGCTCATGCCCAAGATAACGGCTTGGTTGTTTGTCTTTAAACTATTATAATTGCTTGGTCTAACATTTGAATGCGCACTTTTATTCTCTGTATAAGACATTTCTACTCCTTTAAATCTAAATCTTCAGCCATAAGTTCTTCTTCAAATTCCTCAAGGTCAATGTCGTCTAAATCATTTAATTTTTCTTTAATATTTTCTTCTAATTCCGCAACTTCAGCACTTACACCATTATCTACTTGCCTAAGTTTGCCAACATCTTCGCTTGCATTCTTTTTAATTTCTTCTCACTCATCCATATCGAAGTCACTACCCGAATCTTCACCATCTTTTCTTGCCGCCACAAGTCTTTGGATAACTGCTGCCATTTTTACTAATTGTTCGTCGTTCTTTACTCCAACATCTAAACATTCTTTAATCATTGGTAAAATACTTACGGCGTCTTCTATAGTAACAATTAAACCTTTTAGAGAATCAATAATCGTTGCTATTTTGTCCTTCTTATCATCAGAACGGTCGTAAATGTCTTTCATTAAACCTGAAAATGTTTTTCCATCAAAAACATCAAAATCGTTAGTAGGCATAGTTTTCCTCCATATCTATTTAATATAAATATGTAAATCTTATGTTTTTTAATCATTTATAATATGAGAATGAATAAATTATTTTTTATTAACATTTCTATAAAAATTACAAAACAAAAAAGCACGGCGTTAACCGTGCTTCTAAAAATATATATACTACTTAATAAATTATTTTTTATTTTTTACTACGAAAAGCGACTTCTCTATTAAAACAACTCTATGCTCTTCAAAAAATATTGTTGATATCAATGTGAGTGCGGCAAAAAATTGTGATAACATTATCAACCCCAAAATCATTGGAATTTTAAAAATCATATTTATTGCATAATTGGTCGTTCTGAGCATACCAATTCTCTTGATTGTTTCTGCACCAATTTCTGCTCTAACCATGTGTGGTGCAAATATTATCATTATCCAATTTAATCCCAATAATATTGCCTCAACCCCTACAAGTCCCCAAAATGCTATCTTAGCAAGTTGAAAGCCCATGACGAACCCCACAATAATCAATATTATTATACTTACATAAAGTATAATATCGTCAAACCTCTTACGTTGTTGCGGTGTCATTTTTTTCTCTTTCATTAATATAAATCCCTCATTAATAATTTATTACTATAATACTCAGTTACAATTTGTTTATAATACTTACGTATCTTATTTAATACCTGGGTAATGTATTGCGTTTTTTCTCCAGAATATTCTCTAATTAAAATATAAAGAGCTTTTTTATGATAGTTTTCTATGGCCTTGTCATGATTTTTCAATAACTCAACTACTGACCATGCTATATTTGTGTCTCTTTTTTTATTAAACAACGTTTCAACATTATCTTCCAAAAAGTCAATTAACCTTTTTAAAATTTCTTTTTTATCTTTTGTGACTTCTGGGTCGGGCGTTTTTTGCATTCTATTAAATATATCAGCCATCTTAAAATCTTTTTGTTTGTCTGTAAATCCATCTATACTACTATGGTTTATATAATATTTGTAATTACGGTTGTTATTGTTGATTAAGTAACGTTTTGCTACAACACTAAAAAATGAAAATGCTCTACCTTCGCTTTGATGATACCTGTATATCTTTGAACATAAAACAGATACAACCTCCTTTACAACATCTGCCGGTGGCACGTCAAAATAAAAGAATTCATATGTGTATATCATACTTTGAGATAACTTTTCAAACGGTGTATAAATTTTTTCTCTAAATAGATCACTACGTTCTTTTTCTGAAAATTTAAAATATGATTCTTCTTCGGTTAATTCATTTTCACAAGTGATGCAATATTCTTTTTCAATATTCTTTTTACCTTCTCGTATTATTTTTTCAAAACGAATATCAGCATCACAACATTTTGAAAGTTTGTGATTATATTCTATGATTGCCTGCTCCGTTTCATCTGTGAAATACCATTTTGACTTATCAATTACTTTTTCTTCTGTTGCATTTTCTGTCACTGTTTCTGCCACATTCCCTCCCATTATACCATTTCAGTGTCTAATTTTTTAATTATTGTTTCTATTTTATTTAGGTATTCAAGCAATTCCTCTGGAACGCCACATATATCCGCAGGCATATAAAAAAACCAAAACAACTTCATCTCAACAAAAATCCACTTAAAACCAAAATGTGTTTTTACATATTTAATTCTGTATTTATGATCTCCATGTTCAAAGTATTCTTTTTTTCTCACCGTATATTTCAAATTTCCTCCATTATTCAATTATTAATTCTTCGTCTTCTTCTTCGTCTTCCACTCCATCAGGAACAACAAACGCATCAATTTTATCTACAGTTTCTTTTATTGCTTCTCATAAGCGACCCACATCATCATCTTTCTCGAACATTTGCTTATTGTCAAGAACTTTAATAGTATTAAACATTTTGTATATTTGCTTTCTCATTTCTATTGTTCAATCTTCATATCTTACCAATTTCTTATTCATATTTGATACAGCTATTAGTAATAATATAACTATAATTATCAATCCCGCAATAATTATTTCCATTATAATGCTCCCATTAGTTTTTTTAATGCTTCGTCTTTTTTGCCATCGGTCTCTTCCTCTTTCTCAAAAGTAATTGACATCCAGTTTGCCATCACTAATAACATCACAAGTTTGGGAGTTGGTTTGGAACTAAATGAGTTGGCGAAATAAACTTTATTTGATTCATCAAAAATACCTTCTGATAATTTAATCGCCAAATGTTGGTCTAGACTAAGTTCAATGCCTTCTTTCTGCAAAATGTGCAATGTTAATTCTGGCACTTTCATGTAAGGTAAGTTTTCATTAACGGTATAAAGAATTGTTTCCCAATATGCTTTTACCTTTTTTGTTCTTGCTTTAAATCGTGTTGAGAATTGTGGATGCATAATGTAATAAGGCTCTTCATCTAATCCTAATTTGCCAAAGAAACTTAAAGCTGACACAAGTACAATGTCTTCTTTTGTGAAGTCAATATCAAGTCCCATAGTTTCCCAAACACCATGTGTTTCGAGTGCAAATCTAATAACATTTAATACATGTACTAACCATCCGCCTGGATATGCTCCGTGATAAGTCGTTCTTGTAGATGCTGGTGCGGTTAATATTTGGTCTTCATATTTTTTCATTAAAGCAAATACTTTTCTTGCTTGTTTTTCTTCTAAATATTCATCAATATATGCGTCTAATTCTTTATATAAATCAATAATTTCATCATCTGTTAATTTCATTTATTCCTCCCAAAATCCGTTTTCTTCTGCAAATTCAATTGCGCCTTCTTCATGTAAATGTTGCCATAACATATCAATTGATTCCTCAACCAATGTTCAATCTTCCTCAGCTAATGCTGTTTTTAATTTTTCTAATAGCTCGTCTAAATCTATATTCATCTGTAATCTCCTATAAGTACTTTCTAACTTCTTTTTGTAATTTTGTTATTTTCTTTTGCAACCCAACTTTGCCACGTTTTTTGCCAGCTTTAATTAATGTAGATAATGCTTTTTTACTCTTTTCAATTTCTTTGAAAATTTCTCTTTGTTTTTTCAATTTGTCATTATCAGATAATGCTTTCGCTTTTTTTTTAATTGGTTTAATTTTTGTTGGTTTTTTTGTATCTTTTAGTTCTGGTTGCTCTACACCTTTGTGATATACTGTGCCATCTTTATCAACAAATTCTTTATAGAAATGCCAACCTGGTGGTTTTGCTGGGCCTTTGTCTTGCTTTGGTAATGCACCTTTTGGTACGCCATATTCTTTAAGCATTTTTTTCATTGTGCAATTTCCACATAGAATTGCTTTGACACCTATATCAACTTCAATTCTTCGTTTGCAATCAGTACAAAAAATTTTATGAAACTTTTTAACTTTTCTTTTTACCATAACTACCTTCTAAATATTTTTTAATTTTGCTAATTGTATAACGACTTTGCCGTAATAAGGATTTTTTGTAGAAGGCCAGCCATTATAACCATTTACCGCATGTTCTAATTCGCCATGCCTTTCAACATTTCGCATTAAAATTTTATAAGCATTTTCTACTTGATAATCTTCGTCGAATACTCTTGTCATATCCAAATTATGAATTGGATGTATTTGATAATATCCCAATTCGCCAGCCAACCCAACAGCATATTTATAATATGTTGATTCTATATATGGCAACGAAATCATAATGTCTTTAATAATTTCACTTTCTTGATATTTCTTTCCAAAGTAATGAATATAAAATCCTAATTTCTTCTTTGAGAGTCTATCAACTTTTGGCGGTGCCAATTCTGTAATTTTAGTTGTCAATACGTGAACGCTATCCCATTCCGCCTCAACATTTTCGAGTCGCTTATCAAGAGCCTTGTAATCCTGCTTTAGTTGTGTATTCTCGGCACTCAAATTAAAAATTGTATATGCCCAAAAAATAGAAATCAAAACAAGACAAATTAATATAATTTTCTTCAATACTTTTTTTTTCATACAAACGTTACTCCTTCTACCTACTTTATATTTTTTATGAATTCTTTAATTTTGTCTTTTTTATCAATAGTAACGTTAAAGTCTGCCGCAACTAAATTTGTATGTTCGTAATAGTATGTCGCAGGCTCATCTTTTAATATCTTGCCAATTCTTTTTATAAGACCTTTTCTAACATGAACTTTGTAATCTTCGCCAATCTTTCATAATTTACTTTGTACTTTCATTTTATAACTCCAAGTTATGAAACCCTAATTCCTTTGTGCGATACATCTTTTTTGAATGATGGTGCATCAGACTTGGGAACATTCGCCTCTTTACTTATTGACTCAATATTAACTATTTCACTAATATTGTCAATTTTATTTTTTATTATTTCTTCTTCAATAATTTCTGTTTCATTGCTTACTACCTTATTGACGGCAGAATCAACATTAATAACATAATCATCATCTTCGTCTGGAACTTTGTAAGATTGTATGTTTATTTTTTCCATATTATTTTTGTCCTTTATCTTTTTGTTTTCAACATCAACTCCAGTATATATAGTCTTTTCTTTCATTCTTTCATTTTTTTTATATTTTGTGATATTTTCTGGAACTGTCATTTTATTAAATTGTACAATTAATAGAATACCTAATGGATCAAAAACTATAATTAATATAAATATAAAAAATTTAACAATCGTATCCATATCAACGTCAAATAATTCTGATAACTTTTTTAATGGCCCAATGTTTGACGCTTCGTCGGATGTTTCTACCTTGCCACTCTGAGTTCAAATTTCCTTTAACCTTACGTCTATATCCGTGATTCTAAGGGTTGCATTTTGTTTTATGTCTCGTAAATCAGAAATATTTTCTCTGTACTCTCCGTTGTCTTTATTGAATTTTCAAATACTTGCATTTCAATTTACCGTTCCTGTTGTGTCTGCATTCATTGCTCGATATAGATCAGTTTTTCTTGTTTCATTATTATCTATTAATATCCGCAATGAATTAATTTCTTCTTGAGAAGAATTTCTATCCTGAATTAATAATTCCTTTTCACTTACAAGTGATTGTTCTTCAGAACTTAATGTTCCTAATTCTGTATCAACTACTTTCATTTTTTGAGCCGTTAAATGATAGGCTTCTGTCAAATATGAATAAATACCAGCAGATGAAATTATAATTAATATAACTGTTGCTATTATAAAATAAGTTTTATATGCATTGCCTATTTTCTTTCAATTTCTCGTTAAATGAGTTGTGGTTACTATTTTGCCAACCTCTAATGACCCTGCCATAATTCCCGCAAACAACCTTTTACCGGCAAACAAGGAACTTATCCCAAAAACGGAATAATATCCTGACATACCTACTATTGCCATTGCAGACAACAATACTAATCATTTAAAATTATCTTTTCCCAATATACTTCTCCTTTTATTTAACGAAACCCTATTATTTTAGAAACCAGTTAAGTTTATATAGTAATACATATTTTAAAATCAGAATTTTTCTTCTTTTTCTTTCTTTCAAAAATATTCTTCTTTCAGAAGATTTCTAAATATGTACTATTAGAAGCCAGAAGAAAAGAAAAAGAGCATAATATGAAATAATAGGATGGTATAGCTTAATGTATAATAAGAAGATAGTGTTAGATAAAGGATTCGTCCAGTTAATGGATAGTATGGGCAATGACCTAACCGTAGTTAATACAGCAAAAATTTCTAAAAATAAAAAAAGTAAATCTTTATCTCAAAGAGATAAAAAATTAATTGAAAATTTAGCAGAATGACATCACTGAACTCCGTTCTCCCATGTAACGATACAATTGAAAATAAAAATGCCAATCTTCATAGCGAGGCAATATTTTAAATCACAAGTTGGATTTTCAAGGAATGAAGAATCAAGGCGAAGTATTACAGACCTTCCAGAATTTTATCTCCCACAAGTACTAACCAACATTAAGGATAAAGAATTTTTATATAATGATATTGCGATGCATTACGAAAAAAATATTAACTTATATGAAAAGTTATTATTAAATGGAGTGTCGCCAGAACAGGCAAGAATAATATTACCGCAAGCAATGTATACAACCTTTATTGAAACAGCAAATTTGGCTTCATATGCAAGAATGTATAAATTAAGAATTAAATCGGACGCTCAATGAGAAGTTCAAGAGTATGCTAAAGCAATCGGAAATATATTAAAAACTGTCGCCCCACATTCGTGAAAAATGTTAAAAAAATATTAGTTATCAATTTTAGGTATATCGTCTTTTGTTCCCAAGATTGCTAATTTTAATTTATCAACATATTGAAATTCTAAAGCCCATTCGGGATAAATTAAAATAAATTTTTCTAAATTCTTTTCATTCTTTAGGACATCCTTATACCTTTCAATAACTTGCAAAAATGCGGCTGGTCTATTCTCAATTGGTATTCCAATTAATTTTCTTAAATACATTATTTATTCTCCTTTGGAAAGCATTCATCAAATACATCTTCCCATTTATCTATTAATACATCAGTTTTATCAATATTCGCTTTATCACATCTATATGCTATTTGAATACATCTACTATGAATTTCATTTGATTTTCCTTTTTCATCTATTGTTTTATTCTATATTTATAAAAAACGTATGCCGTGAAATTGACTCACGGCATACTTTATTGATGCGACGAAAGGGAGATAACCCCGCATCAATTTATATTCTTGGAATATCTTTTGATTTGTCATAAGCCTTTTGGAAAGCTTGGGCGACAAAAGTACGTTCGCTATCTGCACCGCCTTCTGATTCGAAATGAGTTAGGATAGTTTCTTTTACAGCGTCTTCCAATGAGAACCCATCAGCAACAAGTCCGCCAGTGTTAATAAGCATACGAGTTGAAATATGAGTTTGCACACGAGGACTTTCGGATTGAAGGTCTCGGCGTACAATATCTGTAAGGCTTGTCAAGGCTTTAACTTGCATTTCAGAAAGTCCAGGATACAAGTTATTTAAAATTGAGGACTCTTGATCACGATCCAAAAAGCCAACATCAATACGTACAAATCTATCAACCAACGCACGGTCAAGAATTCTTGTAGAAGTATACTCCATGCCGATGTTTGCTGTTGCAACAAACGAAACGCCTTCAGCAACATTAACGATTTCATTATTTTCTTCAATTCTAATTGTCTTTTGAAAGTCAAGTAAAGGAAGAATAATGTTGAAGGCTTCTGGATGGGAACGAGAAATCTCGTCGAGTACAATAACGGAATTTTCTGTTTCCAAGGCTTTAATGAAGTTTGCTTTTTTAAAGTAAGTACCTTTTTCTTTATCGTAAGCCATTGTGCCGATTAACGATGTGCGTGGGTCTTGAGTGGAGCCTAAGTTAAAAACAAAATAAGGTCTACTTACAGATTTTGCAAGCTCAATGGCAGAAGTTGTTTTGCCATTGCCTGTTGGCCCAACAATTAAACTTGCCGTTTGACGATAAATGTTTCTTGCTAACATTGCCCATTTGGTTCGGTCAAATTTCAAAAATGAAGGTTTATTCTCAACCGCCCCCACAATAAAGGAAGTTGCATTATCAACCTTTTTCTCTTTTGTTCTATCATCGTCAAGATATGTAATTCTTGATGCCAAAATAAATTTAGAATTTTGATATTTTTTGGAATTAGGATCAAACTCAATAAGTTTATTTCCCTTGTGTGCCCTTTCAATAACTTTGGCCGAAATTAAACCTGAATAATCTTTGTTGTCATCCAGGCCTACAACTCTAAATGCTCCACTGATTGACTTTGTAATCATTGCAGTAACTTTCATTTTTTTCTCCCTTATTTTGTTTATTATTTTTTTCATTCATTATTTTCTTATCACTTATGTAACTACTATATTATATTTATCAAACTTGTCAATTATTTTCTCAATAATTTTTCATTAATGCTTTTTGCAATTTGTATAACATCATTCGGACTTATTTGTTTTGCATCACGACCGTACATTTTTTTAAAGTATTCAATATCGTCGCCCCAACCAGAATTGATATAATAACTAATAACTTCTATATTCATTTTTTTAATCCTTTTCACAATTTCAGCGGTATGTTTAATTCCAAAACTACTATAATTTACAGAACTAATTATATTTCCATCATTATATTGTACTGTACAGCCAGGACTTCCATCAGAAATATTTATGAATACACTATCTTTTTGCTGAGTACCAGGAACATATTCGTCCAACATAGCCTGAAAACACATTCCTTCTGGTGTCATTCCGTTGGCTGTAACATGCTTAATTAATTCACAAAAAGTTGCAAACGATTGAGTCCTTGAATCAAATGCAGTAAGTACAAATGGAAAATAGGTTTGGGTATTACTGATGCCACCCGTATTAAGCCATGACCTAAAGTCAACAACAACATCAATATTTTTAATCTTACATGCAGAATAAGTTATTGAAGTAAGAAGTTTTATAGTTTCAGCCCATTTACGACCAGCCATCGAACCAGACGCATCCACTGAAATATGAAAATGCATACTTTTAAACTCTTCCGAAGTTAATCTGTAAAAAACGTTTTCAGAATCATATGATAAATCAGCAAGGTTTCTTTGCTGTAATCTTCCAGTTTTTTGTCTTGGCGTTATAAGGCTTCTACTTTCGTTTCTGATTTTGATTTTATTAACAAGTTTTTTGCCAATATTAGTTCCCTCTTTAATAGAATCATCGTTATAATCGCCATAAGTAGTTGTAATTGGAAGCATGTTTTGGTCTATCAATGATTTTGTAAGTTCTGGAACTAAAATTACCCTTGTTTTAATTGAACCTACTCTTGAATGTGTCATAGTAATTTCTTTAGTTCTAACTTTCATTCCTGATAATGAATGAATTTTGTTAGAAATACCACTTGGAAGTTCTTGTTTTTCAATTTCATGGTTTAACAATGTTTTTATGTTATCTAATGCATCATTTACTGCTTTGGCTACGGCTTTTGCGTTCGCATCATCATACTTGCCAGGTTTGTCTTTTTTTTGTTTTTTGTTTTTTGCAACTTCTTTTTTATCTTTACCAGAACCATCTTTGTCATCATTATCTTTTTTATCTTTGCCAGAACCATCTTTGTCATCATTATCTTTTTTATCTTTGCCAGAACCATCTTTGTCATCATTATCTTTTTTATCTTTACCTTTTTTATCTTGCGAATCATTATCTTTTTTATCTTGCGAATCATTATCTTGCGAATCATTATCATTATCTTGGTCGTCTTGATCCTCATCTTCGTCGTCATCCATTGGAATTTGTTGACCACCGCCCGAACTTTTTTGCTGTTTGCCTTTCGTTGATTTTTTGCTATTTTTTTTCGCTTCTTTTTGAAGTTTTTTAAGCATTTCTTTTTCTTTTTGTTTTTGAAGGCTTAAATCTATATTCTTAAGAATAATTTCGAAAATCTTAACAGCAACTTTAAAAGAATCATTCATACTTTTTAATCTAAGAATGTTATTGAAGTCAACCAAATCTTTAATTTCTTTTAATCCAAGTAAAGCATTTTCATCTGAATGAATGCTAATAAGATTGACAACATGAAACATATAATTTTCAAAAATTGGTGTACGAGATTTTGGACTGTATATAATATCTTTAATTTCTTTTGTATTAAAATATTCATCGTAAAGTGCTTGATAGTAAGCAACATAACCTGGACTATCTTTTTGAATGTAGGCATCAACACGTCTGTCCTCGACCCAGTTTAAAAGGTTTTTCAAATTCATAGCATACATTTCATAATTAATTTTTTCTTTTGAAAATGTGGAATCTTTTGTATTTCTAACATGTTTTGCAAACGCCTTGCGAACAGCACCAACGGTATCAAAAATTCGTTTTGTAACATCTTCAAATTGAATAGCTTTAAGCTGTTCTATATCAGACAAAACAATATGTGACGCCTCATGCAAAGCAAGTCCAACAGTTTTATCAAAGTTTAAATCTTCATCAATATCGCCAGAAATATAAACACTTTTGCCATCAGTAAATCCACCACGTTCTCCCGCTAGATAGTTAACGGGTATGTTTTTGTTTGTAAGAATTTGTACAAAGTTTTTTATAGCCCTTTTAATTTCGGCAAGTTGCAAAATATAAGTAAATCCAGCATTTTCGCCTTCATTGGCAGATTGTTGGCCTTTAGTTAAATTTTCTTTGTTAAAGGCATCTTTAACATTTTTAGGAATCCAGAATGCAGAATTTGTATTCTTTTTTCCACCGAAAACTTCCCCAATTCTTTTAATGCTTTTTGGTATCATTTTTTTCTCTCCTTTATTTAACTTACTATACTATAGTATTCTTATTGGTGGATTTGTCAAGTTTATTTTATTTTTTATTAAAGTTAGGAAACAAAGCCTCAAAACCATCTGGCAGATCATAATCTGGCAAATCATAATCTGGAAATTTAATACAATTATTTTTAATCCATATCATCATTTTTTCATTTACAATGATTCCCGCTGGAATTACAAACGCTATCTTTGTTTTAATTTTCATTTTATATCTCCTTTTTATTTAACTTACTTTGCTATAATAATAACTTACTTATTTTTGTCAATAAAAAAAGCGGGAGAAAAACTCCCGCTAAATATATTATTAACAATTATATGCCGATTATTTTCATTTGAACGAAACGGTATAAAGCATTGCCAAGTCGGTCAGCACGCTCAAGGTTAGTTTTAGCAACTACATTGGTCAACCAATTAGTGAGAATTTTGTAAACTCCCCAGAGTTGATCAGGACTTGCTTTTTCGCCAACAAGGTCGGAATACTTCTCATTTGCAATTTCAAGATTGTCAATCAAACGACTTGGAAAACCAAGCTCAGTAAGTCCACGAGTGATTGCGTTGTCAGTACGAACAAGCATAGTTTTTGCAATAACTTTGCTAAAGATTTTCAAGAATTCTGGAAGGTGCTCGACAGCATCAGCCATATCGCCAAATGTATTTTCACCAACATGTTTGAAACGTTCATAGAATAATTTTTTACCAGTATTCATAATGCTATTGCCAGCGGCACGGTAAGCGCCAAATTTACGAGTGAACATTAAGCTTGTGTCATTAGAGTTCATTAACTCAAGAGTAGCATTAATTGGACTACCATCGACATTAAAGCTCAGTTCTGGAAATTCGAAGGTCACTTGGAAAGAATTACGACGTTTGTTATTGCGAGTTGCAAAATCATTAAGATAGACTTCACGGATAACATAGGTAAGATTTAATTTATCTAAATCTTCAATAGTTTGATTAAAAGCGTCAATATGCTGAATTACACTATAATCTGGAGAAACGATACGAACTAAATCATCACTTCGTTTCATACGAATTGCTTTGTAACCATCAATAGCTTTCGTGTCATTATTTTTTACATCCCAAACTAACTTTTCATAAACTTTCAAATTCTCAAGAATTTCAATAACGTCTTTTTTTGTATAAATCATTTTTTCTCCTTTTTGATTTTTATTTTTTTTTATTTATCATTTCTTAAACATCACTTATGAAACTATATTATCTTTTTATCTTTTTTCTGTCAAATCTTTTTTTATTTATCTGTCAAACGAACACCTAAAAAAATAAGTCCAACAATTAATAGCCCAAATATAATACTGCCATAAAAGGGCAACAATACTAACCACCAACTCCAATCAATTACTTTCGTCAATTTCAATACTATAAAGGCTATGGTCAATAAACCAAAAAACCCTGTTCCGTTACTATTACTGCTACTACCTGAATTATTACTCATTTTTGCCTCCTGGCTATTTTTTTTTCTTTCATCTGACAACCTTCTCAGGTAAAGAAAAACACATTATTTTTACCAATCCTCAAGATAGGTAAAGGAAACTTGATTTTTTTTACCAATACTTATTTCAGGTAAAATATTTTAACTTATCTTTACTGCTATAGTTTTTTGAGAGATTTTGCCAAATCTTTTTTATTTTATTTTTACTTTAAATGCTTCGATTAATTTATTTCTCAATTCTATGTTTGTTTTTAATTCTTTCTTGAATGCCATCCAATTAACAAATTCTAACTGAATTATGTTTCGTTCCGAACCTTCGAAATACCAAACTTCACATTTATTTTCAACATTATTGATTCCAGTTTTGGGACAGAATCCGCCAAGAAATGTTTCATCATCATTGATAGCACTAATTCGAAAATCATCATACAAACTACCATTCATTGGGCAATTGTTTTTTAACCATACATAAGTATTTTTTGCGTCCAAAATGTCTTGTGCAACTAAAAATTTAAGCTTGGGTATAATTTGTTTTGCTCTTCGCTCTAAAGAACTATTATTGCAGAACCAATCATAAAACGACCAACAATCATCATGGTTTAAATTTTCTGGATTATTTATTACATCAGATATTGAAATTTTACTCATTTTTTCTCTCCTTTGATTTTAAATGGTTTGTCCCAGCTTCCAATACTAATATTAATATAAAAGTTTGGTACGGAACCATAATCGCCATCATAAACAATTTCATGTTGACCTTTTGAAAGTATGTTTTTAATTTTCAATAATATTTCCATTATTTCTGGAGTTTCTTTGTAATGATCTTCAATGTAAAAATGATTAACGGATTCATATTCTTTGTCGCCAGTAAGCATATTAATTGGGGCTTCCAATATAGATACATGTATGCTTGAGTGGCGTTGGCATGTAATAGAAAATTTGAATCCTGGAAATGTTTTTTTAATTTTTATTCTTTTTGCTCTAACGTCTTCTGTTGAAATATAACTCATAATTTCTCCCTTTATGATTTGTTTTTTTTATCTCTTTCACTCTCTCTCACTTACTTTACTATAGTATTCTTTTATGAAGTTTTGTCAAGTTTATTTTAATTTATTTCTTTGCCATAAATTGTATAAGCTTGACTTGGATGTAAAGCATAAATTTGTAATTGATCGAGTGTCATATACTGATGGGAACTTTGGGAAAAATCTTCGGCATAATCGGCATATGTTAAAGAACCATCGCTGTATGTGAATAAATATTTCGCATTTGTATAAGAGTAAGTGTTATAGCCATTGTTATTGATCCAAAAATAGCCGATACTGAATAATAACTTTTGCATTTCTTTACTTTGCTGTTCCGATTTTGGATTAAATTTATAATTTTTAAGCATTACTTCTTCTTACCACATTGCCTCTAATATCATAACAAATTTCTGGGGACATTAGTTGCGCAACTGTTACTTCTTTATAATCACTACTCTCAAAGTAAGAATTGTATGTGCTAAAAAATATTTGTTTGTTGTACTTTTCAATATATAAATGTGGGGCGTCTACATAATTAAATTCGTAATTATCTTGTTGCCAATGATAGCCTAACTCAAAAAGTTTTTTCTGAACTATTTTACTTTCGGTGCTATCTTTAACATGAATTTTTACATCATGTTCTCTGAACGTCTTTCTCAATTACCCTCCTATTCAAATAAATGTCTGCATAAATTATACTGCTCTTTTTTCCAAAATACAATTCTAATTTCGCCAAACATTGATACGTCAATATCATTAATTACATTTTCTAATAATTTATATGATGTTCTAATTGGATACATAAATGTTCCAGAGCCTATTAATGGAAACGATATTGATTTTGTTCTACCAGTTTCTTTACATACTTCAAAACATTTGTAATAACAATCATATAAATTTTCTACATTGACTTCAACGGAATTAGCTGGCTGTCAAAATGGTGGATAAATATTTAATATAAATTCGGCATCCGAATCTCCACCCCTCCATCAGAATATTTCATTCATATCTAATGGGCCATTTCTGTCAATAAATTTTTCACATTCATGATAATATTGCATTCCAACTTTATTCATAATGACACCATTACAGGTTTCATCTTCTCAAATTAATTCTGCATTTGTTGGATTAACTATTACTTGAGTATCTTGGTCTTCAATATTGCCAACAATTATTTTAACATTTTCTTTCATTACCCTACTAATATCCACTTTCTGCTTTCTTACTTGTTTCTAATATTGCGTCATGTTCTGCCTTCTTAACCGCTTGCATTATTGTTTGTGTGTAAAAATCAATTGCGGACTTTGAATCAAAATTCATTTTTAATTTACCAGCATGTTTCAAAATTTGTTCAATTTCATTTGTTAATTTTTTCATATTAATCATCGTAATCCTCCACTGTAATTTCTACAATTGTAAAGCCTTCAACATCGTCAAACATCGTTACCTCTTCACGTGCCATATGTATCGCATCACATTCATTGTATGCCTCGACTACCATACTGTCCTCTACGGTTCTTGTGGCCTCATACGTAATGTAATATTCACGCAATTTCATTTGCTCGCCAGTACGTCTGTCAAATCCATTGTCAAGTTCGTGTTTAACTACCTTGCCAATATCTTCTTTGTCATTAATTTTAAGTCTTGTGAAATTTGTCTTACTCATATAACCTCCTAATATTATTTATATATCTTCATAAATCTCTAATGTTGCTTTTTTTATTAAGGCTATTTTTGGCATTTGTGTTAAATTAAGATTTCTAAGGCGTTTAAGAACATTCTTATATTGTCAGCCAACCATTATTATAATAGCATCAGTTGGGTTTGTAAGAAGTGTATTGCTTGGTAAAATTTCCTTATGTGTAACGGGTGTATATAAAAATTGTTTTACCTTAAAATCATCAACGATGTATGATACCTTATGTATTGTTTTCATCATTGAAAGTATCATAAGTGTTTGATGCCCTGCACCTCAAAACGTTACCGACTTAAATTGATTTGCAAAATTATCAATATCTCCAATTAGTTCTATTTCGTTTTCTCTAAACAATATTGGCTTTAATAACGGACGCTTTTTTACTGTTGCGGATAAACTTGCTCCATTCCAAATTTCTTCTATTTTAATAACATCAAACCCACTTGCTTCGCAAACAAATCTTAAAGTTTTTTCTGTAAAATAAAATAAATGGTCAATAATGAATTCGCCAAAAATACGGTCACGAATGATTTCATCAAAATTAGGTACTTCAACAATGCCTACCCCATTATCATTTAGGTTGTTGCAAATTTGTTTCAATGTATCTTTTGGAGATGGGAAATGTTCTAAATAATTAAACATTGTAAAAGCATCATAACTGTCTTCTTTTGGTTCTCTATTAATTTGTTTAATTATTTTATTTTCAAGTTCAAATTCTTTAATAAATTTACTACGTTGTTTTTTTCTAAAGGGGTTTATATTCCAATCTGGCGACCTAATCGCTTGAGAATAATACGATACTGGATCTGTTACAAGCTGTACAGTTCCGCATCCAGTACATTCAAAAATATGTAATGGAATATCAAAATCACTTTGTAACATTTTCATGTTCGGCAAATGTTGTGCTTTACTTGGCTGTTTTTTGTAATCAATAAAGCTTACTAATTTTGCACTACAAATTTTACATCTTTTCATTTTATCTTCCTAATCAGAAAACTTATTTTCTTTTATCATTGTTTCATTAAAGGGAATTTTTGTCTTATCCTTATCACCGAAAACTTGGTCACTTGAAACTGGTAATTCTTTACCATATATATTTTTAGCAACATAATTTTTTATAAACGACATATTTTCAGCTATCCAACATGTGTCGGCCCACTCTCCAAAAAATTTAATATCAAATCCACGTTGTATAATATCTTTTAGTGGCTCGTGAAAAACATTACCTATAGATGTATGAATATATGGGCAAGGCATCACATCGCCATATTGTGTTACAGAAATCATACCTTTAACTGCAATACAGCCCAAGTCTCTACCGTAAGCGGAAGTTAAGTGAGTGCAAATGTTATGTTCTTTTTCCATTTCTTTAAAATAATTTATATCATCCATTGAAACCAATTCATCATAATGTCCTTCCCAAGCCCCAACTGGTTTTGCATAACTAACAAATACCGTAACATCTTTTTCATTAAAGTATTTGATAAAATCAATAAACTCTTGCGAATGAAGTCTTGAGTGCGTAACTACCGTTTGTATAAAAATGTCCAATCCGGCGTTTTTTGCGGCGTCAATTGCTCTTAGACAGCGTACATATGAGCCTGGCGCTCTTCTGAAATCATCGTGTTCTTTTGCGTCAAGGCTATCTATACTTAATTGAATTCTGTCGACTCCTATTTCTTTTAAGTGCTTTGCCTTTGCATCATCTAAAAGCCAACCATTTGTGTCAAGATTAATGTAAAACTTTTGCGGGTCAATTGCCGCAATTAAATCGTCAAGGTCTGAAAAAATTAATGGCTCTCCGCCAGTTATTACAAATCTTGCAAGTCCTAATTCATCAGCTTCTTTTGATAACCTCTTTACATCATTAATCGTATAAGATTTTTTCTCTTCAAAATTTCCTTGAAATCCTTTTATTGAGCAATGTACGCACTTAAAGTTACATTTAAAATTATATTGGAATTGTATAATTGCTATGCTCTCACCATTCTTAAGTTTGTCGCCAAACTTTAACATTTTTTCATACACATAGGGCTTTTCTCTTTTTAAATAATCACGTTTATATGTTTCAGTCTTCTTAAACTCATTGTCTATTATCATTTTAATCTCCTTAATATTCAAATTTATTTATATCTATTTTGTCTTTGTTTGCCAAATAATAATTTAATAATCTTCCAATAGTATCATCAAGTTCTGTAAATCCAAGCTCTGGAAATTCATTAATTAAATTTGTATTATTGCCTTCATAAAGTATATAATCACTTTTTATGTCTATCTTTAATTTTTTATGAGAAAGTTTCAATAATTTATCTATAAATACTTGATAATTTATTAAATTTGAATTAACACAATTATACGTTTTATATTCAAGCTCTTTCTTTTCTAAAATTAAATTTATAATTTTCATTAAGTCGATAACGTCTATATAAGAAAACATCTTATTTTTTGGTACATACAAAGGCATATCATATATTGCTTTGCAAATTAAGTTTTCTGGGATTCTATATCTTCAATCGGCAAACTCTCCCATCACCCCAAACAATCTTAGATTGAAAATATTATTCTCTGATATTTCGATATATTTTGTCATTGTTTGTTTCGCAAGTGAATACTGTGAATTGCTAACTTGCCCCATATGCGTTTCGGCACCAGAACCAAAATAAATCATTCTATCAAATGAATTCTGTAATCTGGCCAAATTCATAAACATCTGCATGTTATTTAAGAATACTTTATTTTTATCTTTATTGCCAAATGTTGTTTGTGCGTCATAAACTGCCGTGTGTATAACGTAATCAATATGGTTTCAAGAAAATCATTCTTTAAGTTCTTCGAAATTCATTAAATTAAGCTCATATTTGTTCGGGGCAAACACTCTATATCTGTCTTTAAAATATTCTTTGCAATGTCTTGCTATGAATCCATCACCACCTGTTATCAATAATGATTGCATCATTTTGTATTTTCCTCAAACTCTTCTCTGTCTAACGGCGGGTCCAAATCTTCCATTGGTTTTGTAGAAAAAGTCCCATCATCTTTTTTATAAATGGACGCTTTCGGTGCCGTAGTGTGTTCAAATGACATTTTGACTTCGCATATTACAGGGCCCAGAATGTCCAAAATAATTTCGAGTTGTTTGTCTATTTTTTTATGACTGTCTATTGACGTATATTGAATTCCAAATGCGTTTGCAATCTTCTTTCAGTCGGGAAGAGTCAATCCACTATCTTTGTCACTACCAATAAGCTTACCGTCGAAGTGACTATTTTGCGTATTGCGTATTGAAACATACCCTTCATTATTTAATATAAAAAATTTAATTGGTAAGCCCAATCTTTTAACAGTTTCAAGCTCCTGAATATTCATAATAAAACCACCATCACCATCAAGACAAATTGTTTCTTTTCCATCACTTGCCACACAAGCTCCAATTGCGGCAGGAATACCGTACCCCATAGCTCCCAAACCTGGCGTGTTAAATATTCTTTGCCCTTTTTTGACCTTAAATGATTGCATTGTTACCTCACTTGAACAGCCGGAACTGCTTGGAATAATCACGACATCATTTGAGACAATTCTGGACAAAGCTTCAACCAAAACATAATTATTAACGCCGTCCTTTTCTTTTCAATATTCAGGCAAACATATTGGGTATTTTTCGTGTAATCTTTTACACTCTTTAACTCAATTACTATAATCAGCAGTAAGCATTCCGCTTTGCTCAATAAATTCTCTAATAAATTCACCGGCATCAGCTTCGACTGAGTAATCTACTTTCATTCTATTTTCATCTCCTGACCTTTTTTTTTCTTCGTCGCCAGTTTGCAAGTAAGTATTTTTTTGTATTTTGGCAATTTCATTTGGGTCAACATCAACTATTGCTTTTTTGGCATTCGGAGCAAAATATCCTGGCTTATACGCTGTCTGGCCTAAGTCTAATCTTGCACCTATACTAAGTACGAAATCAGAATTTTGTTGTGAAAAGTTTGCGCCTCTTTGCCCAACAAGACCCGGCCTACCAATATATAAAGGGTGGCTCTCGTCAAAGAAGTCAATTGCCTTTCAAGTCGTTAATACAGGTATTTTTAATATATCTGCTAACTGTAAGAAATCTTTAACTGATTTTGATAATCTAATACCATTACCTGCCAAAATAACAGGTCGCTTTGCAAAATTTAAATCATTTATAATGTCTGTTACTGATTGTTTCGTATTCATGCCGACCTTTTCTGGCTCAACTCATCCATTTAAAACTTCTGGAATAATTTGTGCAGATTGTACGTCTAACGGAATGTCTATTCATACAGGGCCTGGCCTGCCGTTGGTCGCTTCATATAATGCTTTTTCTAGATGTACCTTTATCATAAGTGGGTTACTGACTCTCACTACATATTTTGTAATTGGCTTAACAATGGCGGCTATATCAACTTCTTGAAATCCCCCTTGTCTTGCTAATCCGAAAGTTCTATCTTTTATCGGAACTTGCCCCGATATAAATATCATAGGTATTGAATCAAGTCAAGCACCAGCCACACCTGTAACGGTATTTGTTCCTCCGGGCCCAGTCGTTACCAAACACGCTCCTAAATTATTTGTATATTGCGAATATGCCTCTGCGGCAATACTGCTTCCTTGTTCATGTAAATTACATATATAATTCAAATTGCTTTTCCTTACAGAATCGACCAAATGTATACAGCCACCACCAGGCAACATAAATATATCTTTTACTCCCGCCTCTTCGATAAACTTTATTACATAATCTGATAATTTCATATTAATCCAACCAATGTGTTATTTCTGTTTTTCTATCTTTTTTGTTATTAATGGTTGCGTCGGTATAATAAGAATCATCAGCGAAATGTGTAGAAGAGATTTCTTCAATTACACATCCACTTACAGTACGAAAGAAGTGTTTGACGCCTGGCTCTATTGTTACAACGTCGCCTTTATTTAATTTTTTACGTTCGCCATTCAAATATAAACTTACACTTCCGTATAAGATAATAAACGTTTCGTCTTTTATCTTATGATATTGCTCAGGATGTCATTGTTTAGGCAACATTATAATTAATTTTTTACAATACTCTTTGTTAATAACTGTTATCATTGTCAATCCCGTTTTGTAAAAGCCATCAATGCCATAATGATGTGAGATTTCTAAATCTGCTTTCTGTGGAAATGCAACGTTTGATTCTTTCAAAAATGATTTAACGTCTTGTACTATATCTCAAATCTTGTCTCTTGTATCTTTAAATGTTACTGAGTTTGTCAAAACGGGCTCTCCAGCCTTTATATTTTGTGTTGCAGTGTACTTGTTATATTTTGACATATCATTCGCTAGAATTTGTTTTTCGCAATTTGGCCAAGCATAATATACTTCTTCTCTGCTAACTATATCATCAATCTGAATATCATTTTTAGCAAACACGCCCCTTTTGAACGTTCTTAAATCAGTCGTCTCCTTCTCAGAAAATTCATGTCGCTCATTTTTAACGCCACACATCGACAACGCTTTGCGTATCTCATATAACCAATTATATAAATGTCATGGTTGAACCGAGTAGGCGTTAGGTTTGTATTTGTTCGTCTCTACAGCAACATGTTTTTCTAATATTGTTGCGCCCTTAGCAACAGCAATCGCTCCAGTATCATAATTATTTGGGTTCTCATGTGTTGAAAACCCAACTGTAATATTTTTATATCTATTCTTAAACAAATCAATTTGATTAAGTTGTAGATTTTCCTCTCCAGTAGGATACTCGCCGACACAATGCATTAAGGCAAAGTCTTTTTCCCTATGTTGTAAGAAACTCACAATATTATCAACGTCTTTTAGTTTGACGCCAGCGGTTGAGATAATTATTGGTTTGTTTGTTTCTACAATCTTATTTAATAACGGTCAATCTGTGGATGAACAGCTTGCAATCTTTATAATATCAAAATTCATTTCTTCAATTAAATCTACAGAAGGCTCATCAAACGCTGTCGCCATTGTTATGAAACCCTTATCTTCTGCAAACTTTTTTATTTTTAAAATTTCGCCATTTGTTAATTTTGTTTCACTAAATCTTTTGACATATTTTACATCCATTCTATTTTTGTAATCTTTATGTATGAATGTATCAATATCTCTAAATTGAAACTTCCAAGCAAATTGAAATTCATCAAACATTTTTGCGATTAAATTAAATTCGCCAACCATTTGTAAAGCATGATTAACGTCGCCCATATGATTATTTGCCATTTCAAGTGTAATTAAATTGTTAAAAAATTTATTCATTTATAACCTCCTATTATGTTATTCATAGTATCTCTATTTATCAGATAAATTTATTTCTATAATGTTCTACAATATCAATAAGCTCCGTATCAAAATTACATATGGGTTTTCACCCAAGTGCTTTAATTTTTGAGTCATTGGTTGAATATCGAACATCTTGACCTTTTCTTGTTATACTAAAATCTGCAAAATTATTGGCATCACTAATTTGTCCTTTAAAATATACATATATAGTCATTATAGCTCCAAGTAATTTTTTGCCATATAAATCTATTTTTATTTTTCTCATATTGGGAAATCCTGCCTAATCATATTAACGTAAGCTTGCGACTCTTCCCTTCAACTTTTGTGGAATCCAAAACATTTAGTTAAATCATATTTTATATCTCATAACGGATTTTCCATTGAAAATCTTGCGGCAACTTTTGGACTCGGATATTTCATACCATTTTTGATAAAAAAATCATAATTTATCTTATTAAGAAAAACATCATCTGGTGTTTCCCAATCTCAATCAATTTGCTGTGATAACTCTATAAATTTCTTGCTTCGCATAGTAAACCCACCATTTCCAATTCTATTTTCCATTTCTAATTCTGGTCATGGAGCACCAATAAAGTCATATTTAAAAAATTCATCCTCTCACAAATGTGGATTAATAATAAACCCATCTGATTGAATTCCCATAACAAAGTCTGTCTGTATAAATCCGTTCATATAGTAAAATGAGAATATGCAACTCTCAATAATACTATTAATTTTTGGAATCTTAATTCATTCTATATCTTTTGTAATATTTGATGGCATTGTATCGGATAGTAATAACATTTTATTAAACTTAATATCTTTCGAACTATATTTTAATGCATTTACAGCATAATATGGGTTGACGCAATCTAAGGCAATCAAAGTAACATTATTTAAGTTCAGCATCATATTACCATACAAATTTATTTTTATAATATTCAACTATCTTAATCAGCTCATGGTCAAAATTACATACTGGAGCCCAGCCTAAATCTCTAATCTTTGAATCATCAATTGAGTAGCGAACATCCTGCCCCTTTCTTTCGCAAGTAAAATCTGCAAAATTATTGGCATCACTAATTTGTCCTTTAAAATATATATCTAAAATTTTCTCAAATGTTAAAATGTTTGCTTGCTCGAAATCTCCAGATATATTATAAATGTTACCGACCGCACCCTTCTCAAGAATAATTTCAATTGCTCTCGCTGTATCTTTTGCGTGTAATCAATTCCTAATAGGCTCACCGTTTTCATGCATTGGTATTTTTCTACCAATAGATAAATATTTACATACTTTGGGAATTAATTTTTCAACATATTGCCCGATGCCATAATTGTTTGTTGGTCTCACAATTATACTTGGCACGTCGTAGGTTCTACCTCACGCCTTTATCAGCATATCGGCAGATGCTTTTGTAGCTGAATAAGGATTGCTTGGCTTTAGCAAATCCCTTTCGGTATGAGCGCCACCAACAATATCTCCGTATACCTCATCTGATGAAAAATGTATTAAAGTTGGCATTTTGAAATGTTTTCTTTTTCTTATTAATTCCAATAAATTATGAACGCCATTTATATTCGAATGTACAAATTCCTCACTACGAACTATTGAATTGTCAACATGTGTTTCGGCCGCCATATTAATAATATAATCACAATCATACAATCGTTCTAAATCGCATATATCACTTCGTTCAAATGTAAAATTATCATATTCATTAAACTCTTTTAATAAGTCAATATTTGCGGCGTAAGTAATTTTGTCAACACCTCTAACATATCAACCTTTCTTTAATAGTAATCTGGTTACATGCCCACCAATAAAACCTAGTGTTCCCATTGCATAAACTATTTTTTTACTCATTATTATCTTCCCGTTTTAATTTATTTACAACATTATTCATTTCATACGTCTTAAATGATTTTACTAACATATGAAAAATATCTCATTCAAACTCTACACCATTACCAATATCTTCGCCATCACTAACTGAAGTAATTATATCAGACAAACCTATTGTTATCTGATTAAATTGCTCTTGTGTTTTCAATTGCGAACCATCGAATTTAATAACAATATTATGATTTTTTATTGTATCATCATTATTTCAAGAGCCAACCCGATTATACATATTATAAAGCGTCTTTTTATTTTCTTTAATAACATAATCTTCTGCGTCGAAGTCTACAGATATATAGTCCGCTCACGGCTCTAACAACTTTAATAATTTTTTATTACTATTTTTTATAACAAAAGCAACATTATATTTGTGCTTAATAACAGGATGTAAAACTTCATTTGTTATAATATTTGTACCCCATTTACGTATAAATTCTCTTGTTGAATTTTCCATAAAAGCTCCTACAAAATACATAAGCACAAGTCTTAAAAACACCAACATCTACGTCTCCTTATTTTTTGTATCTACAATAGACCTTCCAACTAATTGTTCTCAATCTTTTTCTGGTCTAACTTTTAGATTATTATTCCAACTACCTTTTAAAACGTCTGCATCAATACCTAATTCTTGAGCAAAAAATATTAATGCTTGGATATCTTTTGGGAAACAAGAACCGCCATAACCGAAATGCTCATCATGACCTGGAACTGTTCAATGTGACTCTCCAAGTCTATTATCTAATTTTGCATAATCTATCATTTTATTATAATCTATTCCAATCTTATCACATATCATATTTATTTCATTTGCAAAAGATACTTTTACAGATAAAAAACAATTTGCTGTATATTTAACCATTTCTGCCGTTGTTGCGTCTGTTACTATTATTGGAATATCTGTGAACACTTTTTTAAATATAGCTTGTACTACCGTTGACGCAAGTAATGTGCCGCCTATAATGATTCTGTTTTGATTTTTAAAATCATCGATATAATTTTTTTCTGTTAAAAATTCTGGACTAAATATTACACTAACATTTTTATATTTATCATTCAGTCTTACAGTACTTCCTGGCGGCATTGTTGACTTAATAACTGCAATAATATTTTCTTTTCTCAAATTATCAAT